GCTATATTTCGTGGATGGGAACTAAGTGGAAGGTAACAAGCGTCGAGGTCCAGTACCCACGACTCATCCTTAGTATTGGAGATGAGTACCATGGGCCGACGGCTTAAGTTGCATGAGGAGCTCGTCGAGTTGGCGGGCTCCTCTTATACGGTATATTTTCAAGTTCCGGAAGGGACGCAAATCAAGTATCCCTGCGTCATCTATGAGATGGACAGTGGAGACGCTGATTACGCTAATAATCACGCTTATCGCTACACACAGCGCTATCAGGTGACGGTTATTACGCGTGAACCGGATTGCCAACTTCCGGAACTTATTCTCCGACACTTCCCGATGTGTCGTATGGACCGGACGTTTGTTTCGGCAAACATGTATCACCATACTTTGAATCTCTACTATTAGGAGGAATCCATGGCTAAGCTTGTCTGGGACGACTCTGGTAACCAGCTTTATGAGACTGGTACTGACCGAGGCGTTCTTTACCTCGCCGACGATAAGGGTGCTTACCCGAAGGGTGTCGCCTGGGATGGTCTTCGCAGCATTACCGAATCTCCGTCCGGCGCCGAGGAGACCGCTCTGTGGGCCAACAACCACAAGTACGGCTCTCTTTACTCTGCTGAGGAGTTTGCGTTCACTATTGGCGCCTACACCTCTCCCGAGGATTTTGATGCCTGTGACGGTACTGTTGAGCTTGCAAAGGGCTTTTCTGCCGGTCAGCAGACTCGTGCCAAGTTTGGCATGACGTACCGTACGCTTATCGGTAACGACATCAAGGGCACCGACTACGGCTATAAGATTCACTTTGTCTACGGTGCAACCGCGTCTCCGTCTGAGCACTCGCACTCGAGCGTTAACGAGTCGCCTGAGGCCGAGGAGCTCAGCTGGGAGTGCAAGACTGTTCCTGTTGCGGTCGAGGGTTATAAGCCGTCCGCGCACTTCGTCATCAATTCGACTAAGATTGACAAGGCTAAGCTCGACGCCATTGAGGCCATTATTTATGGCAGCGACGAGACAGAGCCACGTCTTCCGCTTCCCGCCGATATCATCAAGCTTATCGAGGGTACCGAGGGTGACGAGACCCCAGGTAATGGTAATTAGACCCTTGGAGCGTAAGCCATATTTCAATTGAGGCGTTTGGAGGGGCCCGTCTTCGTGATGGGCTCCTCTTATATTTAGAAAGGATGCCCTTATGTTCAGCATTACTAGGAAGTACACGGATTACAACGGTGTCGAGAAGGAAGAGACGTTCTGGTTTAACCTTAGCCAGCGTGAGCTCTCTAAGCTTGCTCTCGGTCCTTCTGGCGGACTTGATAGTGTCATATCTGAGATTGTCAGCACGAACGACACTGGTCGCGCAATGGATCTTCTCGAGGAGATTGTCCTGTCGGCATATGGTAAGAAGATGCCCGACGGTCGATTTGCGAAGGTCGACGATGACGGTCATCGCTACGCAGACCACTTTAAGCAGACTGCGGTGTTTGACGACCTCTTCATGGACCTCTTCCTCGATAACAAGCAGCTTATTGCCTTCATCAACGGCGTCGTGCCTAACGAGCTGAAGGCTTCTGTCGAGAAGGCCAGTGCTGAGGCTGAGGCAAAGATTGCCCAGCTTGAGGCGCGTGCTGCGCAAGACAATGCGAGTGCGGAATAGCTTGATTAAGGAGCCCACATGCTCGAACTGGAAATTCGAGACACCGAGTTGTGGGACCCAAAGGAAGAGCGGTTCTACGAGGTAAAAGGACAAACGCTTGTTCTCGAGCACTCGCTTGTCTCTCTTTCAAAATGGGAAGCAAAGTGGCACAAACCCTTTCTTTCCGACGAAGCGTTAACTAACGAGGAAATACTCGATTACATACGGTGCATGACGGTGAACAGAAACGTTGACCCGTTTGTCTACAGCTGTCTGACTCCCGAGCACTATAAGGCAATTGAGGACTATATCGCCGACCCACATACGGCGACGTGGTTTTCGAACACCATAAAAGAGCCTGGAACAAAAGCTGTAATGACGGCAGAGCGTATCTACCACCTCATGTTTGTTTACGGCATCGATAAGGACTGCGAAAAGTGGCACCTCAATCAGCTTCTTACTCAGATTCGGGTTGAGTACGAAGAGTCGAAGCCGCAAAAGAAACACTCAAAGCGAGAAATAGCCGACCGTCATAGGGCCCTTAATGCTGCCCGACGAAAGGCGAAAGCACGGAAGCACTAGTTCTCCTGGAGGGCCCATGGGGGTGCGTATTGTAGGCATCGGTGATTTTAAACGCACCATACAGTTCCTCACGAAGATGAAGCGCGGAGATTATTTGGACCGTGTCAAGGCGTGCTGTGACGACGGCGTCGTCGCACTATCGAGAGCTACGCCAGTTGACACTGGAAAAACTGCTGGCGCATGGTCTTACGAAATCAAGACAACGTTTTCTGGGCTTGTTGTCTATTGGACCAACTCGAACGTGATTAACGGCTTTAACGTGGCCGTCGGTCTTCAGTACGGACATGGTACGGGGACTGGCGGCTACGTTCGTGGGCTTGATTACATCAATCCGGCGATGCGACCGGTGTTTGAAAAGATTGCCGAAGACATCTGGCTGGAGGTGGTTAGTGCATGAGTAGCATCGACGAGCGTGTCGTGCGAATGGAGTTCGACAATAAGCAGTTTGAGAGTGGTGTTAGCACCACCATGTCGACTCTTCAGAAGCTCAAGGAGGCGCTTCAGTTTCGCCACGAAACTTCTGGCTTTAGCGATATTCAAAAGGCGTCCGATTCTCTAAACTTCTCACCTCTTAACGACCGTCTTTGGCAGGTTCAGCAAAACTTTTCGTTCTTTGGCGAGTTTGTTCGTACCGTATTTGACCGAATCTCTAACAAGATCATTGACGTTGGTTCGTTGATGATGCGTGAGCTCACCGTTAATCCGCTTCGTGCGGGATTAGGCGAGTATGAATTACAGATGGGCTCAACCCAGACCATCATGGCGAGTACCGGTGCGAGCATTGAAGAAGTAACGGGATATTTGGACGAGCTTAATACGTATGCCGATAAGACGATTTATTCGTTCTCCGACATGACGCAGAACATCGGTAAGTTCACCAACGCTGGTGTTCCTCTTGAGACGGCTGTAAAGGCAATTCAGGGTATTTCGAACGAAGCGGCTGTCTCCGGTGCAAATGCGCAAGAGGCTTCTCGCGCAATGTATAACTTTGCTCAGGCGCTTTCGGCCGGCTACGTGAAGCTCATTGACTGGAAGTCAATTGAGAATGCGAACATGGCGACCGTTGAGTTTAAGCAGCAACTTCTTGATACAGCTGTTCAGCTCGGTACGGTAGAGAAAACTGCTGACGGTATGTATCGTGTTCTTGGCACGAACGCCAACGGCGCCACCATGAGGGACACCATTAGCGCCACAAAGAATTTTAACGATTCTCTCGCGTATCAGTGGATGACTTCGGACGTTCTTACCACAACGTTGGCCAAGTATGCCGATGAGACAACGGAGATTGGTCAGAAGGCGTTTAAGGCGGCAACAGAGGTTAAAACGTTTAGCCAGCTTATCGACACTGTTAAGGAGTCTCTTGGCTCTGGTTGGACTAAGTCGTTCACGTACATGATTGGTAATCTCGAGGAAGCAAAGGTCCTTTGGACTGGCGTAAACAACGAGATTAACGCAATTCTCGACCCAATTGCTGAGGCTCGAGAAGAGATGCTCAAGTTTTGGCACGACAATGGCGGTCGAGCAACGGCGATTCAAGCAATTTATGATGCTTGGCAAGCCGTAAAGGCAATCATGACCGCTGTCAGCCAGGCATTTGACACCGTGTTTCCGCCGATGACCGGAGAACGTCTCGTTGCAATAACAAGCAGCATTGGAGAGATGGCCGCTAAGTTTAAGGACTTTGCCACGTCATCTATATTTTTGGCAGACCTTCGAACCATGATGGAAGGGTTCTTCTCGGTTATTCGTCGACTTGTTGACGTTGCTGGCTCATTCCTTAGTGCGTTAGAGCCACTCGGTAGTATATTTTTCGATTTTGGAAGCTCGCTGTTTGAGGCGGCTTATTGGCTCAGCATATTTCTTGGTGGAATAGCTAATGCTGAGAACCCACTTAAGCAGTTCTCCATGACAACAAACGCGCTTGGCGAAGTTCTACATAACGTCATATTTGGTATCGAGAATCTTGTTAAGGCGCTTCTTGACTTTGTCGGTGTTCACATCGAGGGGAACCCGATCACTAGCTTGTTTGACAGTTTGTCTGAGTTCATGGCCTCGAAGTTTGACTTCTCATTCATGAATACGCTTGCTGCGGCAGGCAAGGGAATCATATTTGCGTTTGGCGCAATTGGAACTGTTCTGTCAAATGTAATTGGTGGCATTGCTGGCGGATTTGGTGCCGGCTTTGACCATGTCGTCGATGCTCTTACTAGTTTTTCGAATGGTGCTAACAAAGCAGCTGACTCTGCGAAGCGCTTCGGTGACTCATTTGACAAGATTGATGCGATTAAGAGCACTCTTAAGAGTTTCGGGCAGTCAATATCGACGGTTGGCAAGAAGATCGGCGATTTTGCGGCAG